CAGCTCCACACAATAAATACATCCTCTTCGGTGATCTGTTTCCGATCCGTTTTGTCAGCGTGCTCATTAAAATAATCCATAACGGTTTTCTTGCATAATTCTAAAAATTCTTCATTATTCATTTTTTTCACCTCTCCTTTTCCAAATCTTCAATCCTATGGTTGGCAACCTTCATTTTCTCTTCCAAAATGTAGGTTCTTTCCACAACCGAGTTATGTTTTTCTACCTTTTTTGTAAGCTCTTCCAGCTTATATTCCATCAATGCCCGCGTTTTTTCCTGCTGGCTCTTGTTGCTTATCAGGCAGACAATTAGAGTAACGCCTGCAGATATGCAGGCCGAAATGATAGTATCCATGTATGCTGTCTCCTTCATGATTTTGCTAAATAAAATAAGACCGTTTCCGGTCTGGCTCTAATTTCTATATAAATCACCTTCTTTCCGTGTGCAAAACTCCACTTTAGGAGGAAAGGCGATTCAGACGGGCAGAGTGACTATAACACCCAAACCCAACGAACCTACCATGAAGCGTGTAACATTTCCTAAGCCTTTTAAAGATAAAGCTGACGTAATACTTACCCCGATAACATCCGTTCCAGGTACTACGGTACAGGGCGTGGGTACTGACAACAATACAAAAGAAGGGTTCGACGCCTATGTCAAAAGAACAAATAGCACGGAAACCATACTTACGTGGGTTGCTATCGGTCCAATGTAAAAAGGCTATACCGCTGGTCCTATTGCTATCCAAGCAATTGTAGTCTCTGTAGTTTCCGTTCTCGTTACAATAACATCACATCCATCACTGGTATTATTTAATGTACCTACGCCAAGCACCTTTTGACCTGGTACTCCTGAAATAGGGGTCAACAAGACTATCGCCTGCTCCTTGAATGGTTTTGGAAAGGTTAGGCGTTTTGTCGTTGGAGTATTTGCCTTAGGAGTTATATTAATTCTTCCAGCCTGTATCATATACCCTCCTAAAGTGGAGTTTAGTACATCTTCCACTGTGGTTTCTGTACCATCACTCTTTTTGTGCTTCACCTGGGCACTATCAGTCTCAAAATGATAAGTGTCCCAATCCGTCCCGTTGTTAATCTTAAACTGTGATTTTTTTGTTGTAGCCATAATATATTCTCCTTTCAGACTTTGATCCACACTTCACCCTTTACCGGGCTGCTCGGTGCGGCGGTTGCTGCGGTTATCTTTGTTCCATTGCCATCTGTGATTTTTTGGTCTACCTGGGCCTTTGTGTATGTTCCAACGTCTGCAGCGGTCGGCTTATCACCAGTATGGTAGACCTTGTATCCATTGTAGGTGAACTCCTTGCCAAATATCCTCATAGCTGCCTCCTATCCGGTCACCGTAACCCTGTACTTTCCTTCCGCAGGAGCTGTCGCGAACAGTAGTGTCACCACATTAACACCTGTCACCTGTACGTCGCATAATACGACATTATATGGACTTGCTTTCTCACGTACTGTAACAGTCACATCCTGGGTGTTCAGGTTGTGTGTGATAGCCGCTGAAGCGCTGGCCGGCACATCCGCACTGTACTTCTTCGGCCTGGCATTCCAAGCCGCTTTTTCGGTATCAGTCACAAAACGGTGCGTAGCATCGGGTGTAATCATACTTGCTGCATGTGTAGATGGATGCGTATATACCACTGACTCAGACCCATTGATTTTTATGTTTCCGTTTGTTCCTGACTTTTCTACTTTGGTAGCATCTGTCCGGGCGTGTGCACTCTGGCTGTGATCGTATGCGGCCTTTCCGCGGTCACCACGATATGCAGTCGAAGCTGTTTCACCAAGGGCGATTGTGTCTGAGATAACCACATACGCAGTACCAGACCAGCGATATGTCTTATTCGTCGGAAGATTCACATAGATTTTTCCGGTCTCACCTGTGATCTCTGTGGTATGCGTATCCTCCTTATAAAACTTACTGCTGTAGTAATATCCTTCCACCACATCATCCACAAAGGACGGTAACTGTGCCGCCGGAACCTTTCCTGCACTGTCCAGTTCTGCCAGGCCATTGGCCGCACCTTTCAGTGAGGTGTTAAGCTTCAGATTTAACGCTGCCTGCTGCGCTGAAGAAACCGGCTTATTTGCATCCGATGTATTGTCCACGCTCCCCAGACCTACCTGTGCTTTCGTGACGCCGTGTGGATTTGATTTGTTTGCAATATGCGCAATCAAATCCGTGACTGCCTTAGATATCTTGCCAAATGCTACAGACAGCTTTTCTCCAGACGTCAGTTTTGCAAGGGCCGTAGCCTCAGTAAACGTCGGTGTTTGGTCATTGGTGGCAACATTCGGCACATTCCCCAGGCCAATATCAGACTTTGTGGTCCCGTGCGGGTTTGTTCCGCTGCCAGGATGGACATATTTATTTGCGCCCTCAGCGATACCATCCAGCTTCTTTTTATCGGCCGCTGATTCCAAGCCTGCGGTTGACTGCGTTGCTACTGGTATCGGGTCCGTTCCTCCGGATAAATGCTCCGAAGCATGCACCGGATACGGCTCCACATTTATCAGCTCCACGTATTCTGCGAGGACCGTGTCCCCTGCAGCTACTCCTGTTTTAAGTGTGAAGACTGTCTGTGATGTCTCCGTTATGATCTCATTGCTGACTTTAGCTCCATTTAAAAAGACAGCCAAGGCCCCTATTCCCGGGCGATACTTCCCACCGGTCAGGGTAAAAGCTGTCTGTCCTGCTGTTGCTGTGAACCGCTGCTGTTTTACGATGTAACTCGTAGGGTCATCATTAGCATTCAACGTACCATCTGAAGTAATGCTCAGATTAGCACCCACTTTAATACCGCCTAATACCGCAGCACTTGCAACAGGCGGCGTGAATGTTGATGGTTTTCCACTTACACCTGTCCACGGAACACTGTCAGCAGCGACAGCACTTTTGGCTTTGGCATTGATCCCAAGATATGCACTGTCATGGTTATGTGCTGCCGGTGGGAACGTAGATGGTTTTCCAGTCACATTTCCCCATGCGATCGTATCCTGCCCGCCAACCTGCAGCCAGGCATTAGCGGCGTTATCCAACCAGATCTTTTTCGTATCTGTCGCGATATACAGGGCTTTGCTGCCGGAGGCTGTCCCTTTATCAGCATCCAGCCCAACGGTTATCTTCGTAGGTGTAAATCCCAGCTTCTCCACAATCTTAGCCTTTGTCAGCTCGTTAAGGATTGTTGCCGCCGATTTGTTTTCGACGTTTCCAAGTCCCAGGTCCGTTTTAGTAGTACCATGTGGATTTGTACCACTACCAGGATGAACATACACCTGTGTCTCAGATCCGTTGATTTTTATGTTTCCGTTTGTGGTAGATTTTTCAACCTTGGTTGCCCCCGCGGTAATTCCATCCAGCTTTGATTTGAGAACTGAAGTAAATGTCTCACCGGTGTATGCATATATGATGTTTTTCCAGGCGCCATTGACATACACATAGACCACATGATCTGTTGTGTTGCAGTATATCTGACCCTCTACAGGGCTGTCCGGCGCAGTAGCAAGATTCTGTATTCTCGCATTCTGCAGCTCATTCTTACCCAAATTTAAATTAGTTAATAAATCCATTTTTCCTCCTAATTGAGATACGCTTTTCCTGCAAAACCAGCGGTAAATGTTACCGTGAGGTTGTTACGGTCAATATAACGGATATCGCCTACGACAACGGAACCGGCGCTGTCTACCACGGTAACACTGGGATACTTATTAAGGTTGTGTGCAATCTGCCACACGGCTTGAGCCGATATCTGCGTATGTGTATATGTGACACTCATGCCGTCTTTACCATCCTGCCCATCTTTACCGGCAGGTCCCTGCAGGTTCGTATATTTATAAGTCCCCTCGTCCTCACGCTTTACACCAAGTTTTGTGCCGTCCCAGCGGTACTGTATGCTGTACCCCTGTGGCCCCTGCTTTCCTTCAGGACCAGGTATGTTTTCATTTTTTGCAGTATCTCCACTGACAGCATTGACTTTCTCAATGATGGATTTCGTAGCGGTGCCGAACGTTGGCTCAACTACGTATCCATCCGAATCAAGTGTTTCCATGACCTCAGTGATTCGCTCATGCAGCAAAAGAGACCATTCTGCGTCCTTCGTTGTGACCACATCACCAAGGTTCCACTTTTTTTGATACAGAGCAGCATCAGCCTCGCAGGTGTAAGAGGAAATCTTCTCACATTCAGCAAGTTTAACTTTAGCTCTGTCCGGCAGGTTTGCCTCATCTTCCACGTCCCGGGCGTCCACAAACAGCTCATACCTGTCAAGACCCGTTTTCTCGTTTCCAATGATTTTTATGACTCGGTTTACTCCGTCTCCCTGTCCTCCGGTGTAAGCACAGTTTTTGTATTCGCTGCTATCCCGGATGTACTCACGATTTTCAATGTTGTCGTAGTTGACATTAAAAATCATGGGTGGACGATCAGCCTGATTCACTGTCCGATCCACACCTTCCAGGACTTCAAATACAAACTGCTTCTTCCACGGGTCCAGTGATACACAGACGCCAAGTCCAGAGGCGCCACACAACTCCTCCAGGCAGTCAGTAAGTACGTCATACCTTGTTTGGTATGTCAGCCGGTCACCCCTGCCGGCGCTTTGCTTTATCACAAGCTTAGGGATTTTTCTTTTACTGTCCGCCGGGGCAACTGCATTTGTGTTTACCAGGGCGGTCATGATATCCTCTGCCGCAGCTTTGTTAAATTCGTGGTGTGCCTTCCCCTTTGGCGGGACTGTTATCCTCTGTGTGAGCATATGGAGTAGAGAAAAACCTTTGAGCTCCACAGTTCCTCCCTCTTCATCGTCCACCCCGATATACTTTATAATCCCTGTTTTCCTGGTGTCATTGTCCAGCATGATGATATTTCCATCATGGAATAACCGGTCATACATAACAGAGGAATGAATCTCAAAATCTCCATAACTTTTCCATTTGCTGACATGGATCAGGGCCGTGTAGTCTGTGATCTCCCCGATAAAATTGATATCAGGGTCAAAAAACCGAATATTTATCCGCTTATCCATATGGCTCCTGTCACCGCCCCTCCAGGCTCCGTAGCCTGTGCAAAAATGTTACGCCAGCCGGTTCCCTGCACGTTTTTAAACCACGCCTGGAACTGCCTATCAAATTCTTCTACCATTTCTTTGTATCCAGCCAAATTTTTCGGTCTGATTTCACCACATACCGCAGTATTGAATCTCTCGTCAGTTATGGATATCTGACCGGTCACAGGGACATCAATACGATACAGGGATAGTTCATATCGTGATGCATCTCTTGTGAGGGCTGGCACTGTGGGTGTACTACCGGCAGTTCCCGCTTTGAGCACAGCCTGTATTGTTTTACTTTCATAATCCAAGCGCAGCACAAGACGATAGATCACTTTGTAGGTGCTATTACGAGTGATCGGTATGGTTTTGTTGCTGTCGTTGTAATAAAAAAAGCCCTGCATGATAGCAAAACCTGGCGTTAAAACCACCGATTCACCGCTTAGTGAGGCTGATAGAGTAAGGCTACCGTTACTCCCCCTACTCAGGCCATCCTCATATATATTTTTAAAGTACCGGTTAAACTCATCTTGTCCGTACTCGGTATCTCCATTAAAAAAACCATAGCTTTCCATGTATATTCCTCCTATACTCCCAGATACCTTTTCTTATACCGGATGATGACGCTCTGTGGATTCAAGTCATTCTGGGTGCTGTATTCCAGCAGGTTATCCCCCAGCCGCAGGGAAAAGAAGGTCGAGCCCAGGTCGATATAATCAAAGGCGTCCTCCCTGACACCGTTTCTTTCAATCTCCACAGTCTTGTTACGGAACGCGGTGTTGATGAACAGGGTATCATCACTGGTAAGTGTCCTGTTCACCTGTACATATTCCCCTGTAGTCAGGTTTGTTACCCTGGGGTTTTCTGCAGGACCGTGGAATTCAACTTCTATAGGCGTCTCCACATGGCCGTCATTTACGATATTCACCCTGGGATCTCCACGCCGTTTCATATGGAATGGGAGCTTGAACTTCCACTTCCAGCCATCCACCCACGTGCTGATCGCCTCCATCAGGTGATACGGTGTCTGAAAATCCGGATCTACGCAGACAAGCTCAAGTAAACAGGAAATAGGTTCAAAAACATTCTGACTACTAAATTTCAGTTTCTGTACCTCGTATTCTATAGCTCTCTCTGTTCCCATAAAATCAACAGTTAGGTTGCCGCTGCTGTAGGGGGAGAAAAAGCCGATCAGCTTTTGCCTTACTTCTGGGATGTCTTCATATCCGAGATAATCGAACTCTATGGCTATCGGCCTTTTGAGTATTTTCATCCGCCTTTTACGCTCACCCGCATATCCAACGTTTTCTTCAGTCAACATGTCGTAATCTGTTGATTCCAGCCCCTCATACGCCACCACGGAAAAAGAGGAGTCGTCCAAGACGAGCTCCTCTTCCCCTTTCCGGAATGTAAATATTATCTTTCTTGTCATCCAAATGCCAGCTCCCTTCCTACTTTCCGCAGTTCTCTTGCCGTTTCTACCGGCGATTTAACAGGCTGATATATATTCACCGTCTGCTCTACCTTTGCCGGTTCCTGCGGTTCCGGTGCTGTTACCGTGGCGATATACCTGTTTGCCAGATGATTTCCGGCAATCCGGCTCAGATTGTTGTCAAAATCTCCTCGCATTTTCGCAAGTAAGGAATTTGGGTCAAAGGTCAGTTTGTCAGACAACCGGTCAACAGCTTTTTCAACACCTCGCTTGTTTTCGTCGATACCTACTTCAAGACCTTTGTCATACCAACGGCCTATTGCACGCATAACTCTGGACGGTGATGCCACTTTAAGGTTTCGCTGTGCGGCTGCTACAGCTTGATTTGCGACGTCTGCCGCCGCCGCTGCCACACCGCCGCCTCCTGCCCGAATACCAGAGGCGAAGCCTGCAGAAAACTGGACACCTATGTCATAACCACTGCCGGAATAACCACTCAGACTGCTTTCTGCATCACTGCCAAGACCGGATGCTGCTGTAGACGCAGAACTTCGGCCTGAATCAATCCCTTCGCTGAATGATCTTGCAAATTTTGAACCTTGTGTCCTACCCTCTGTAGACAGATTACACCCACTCAATCCTCTGATAGCACCTGCGCCCAGTGCCCTTGCCGCGCTTATGGCGGACGATGTAAGACCACGTATTCCCGCACAAAACATATTAACGGCAGAACGTGCCTGAGACTGGAAATTGCTGCCCAAATTCACACCCTTTAAAGCAGATGCGGACGAGCGCCCGAGATTTGCAGACGCCGATGATATGGTCCCCTGGCTCCCTTGAATGGTACTATTCAGGATATTCGTTGCGTTGGATCCAGTCACCTGGAACATGTTGCTAATGCCCGAGTTCTGCAGGGCCATACCTGCGGAACTGCCTACACTACTTGCTGCCGCTGCCCCCTGGCCTGCACCGGATAACATACCAAACGCAAAATTTGACGCCGCACCATTTGCTTGACCAGCAAATACCCCTGGCATATTTGACGCCATAAGAGCCGCATTTGTGGAATTACCAAAATTAGCACCGCTTGCTCCTGCCTGTGCGGAGCCATTTATAAGCGCAAAGTTGGCCGCATCTGCTGCCGCTTGTGCGTTGGAACCAAATATGCCTACCAAATCAGCAGCCGTGAATCCATTCGCTCCAGATTGTGCAACCTGTGCTGCAACAGCATATATCTGCTCCTGGTGGCCCATCAGCTCCTCTACAGTCATATTACAAGCTTTTGCTGCGGCAGTGATTGCAAGCGAATAATCCGCTGCAGAAAATCCCTGGCCTATCTGTTCGCCTGCGCCCTTTGATGCAGTATTAATGACATCGTAACCATTCCGCATAGACTGTGCGGCGGTCTCAGTGACTTCTTTTCCCTTTTTATTCGGCACAGATGTGGCGTCCGCAGATTCCATGCTTTTCATCATCTTGTCCAGAGCCTCTGTTCCGATATCGCCAAGAGCGCCGCTGTCTTTCAGGTATTTTCCAAATGTCTGTATTATTTCCTCGGATGTCAGATTCGCAACATCAGCAAATTCGGGCACTTTGTCTTTCATTGCGTCCATTAACAGACGCATAGAATTTGCAACAGATTCTTTCCCTTCAGTTCCTAATTTATCAAAGTTATTAACTGCTTTGACAATTGATTCTTGTAAACTTTTAGGTATTTCTCCTCCGGATTTTTCAATTTGCATTACCGCCAATTGAAAGCCTTCTGCCATCTTACTATAATCCGTCGATGAAAGTGCGTCTTGAATCATTTGTTCGCTTACTGCTACTCCCTTTGCAGCCTTTTCTGATTCAATAGGTAACTTCGCATATGCATCCATTGCCTTTTGTATACTTTCAGGGCTACCTTCTCCAAGGGTATCCATAATACTATCCAAGCCTTTTACCACTGTGTCGGCTTCAGTAGCAGCTTGACTTGCATCTGTTAATTTTTTTGTAGTATTTTTTAAGTTTTCTTGTGCCTTGCCGTACGCATCATCATCGGCCAAACCGTCACGCCACTGTTTATCAACTTTAATTAATTCATCATAGCTTTTCTGATATTCTTTTTGTGCATCTGTTAAGTCTTTCTGCGCATCTGCTTGATTTCTTATCGCTTCAGTATAATTTCCAGACGCCGCCTCAGATAATGCTTTGCTTTTTATATTGCGTACATATTCATCAATTGTTGTATTGACATCTTGTAATGATTGCTTAACTTCGTCATTATCTGCAATAAAGCCTTCAGATGTAATGTGGTAACTGGTCCCCATCGCATCGTTAAGCTGATTAAGGATGGATGTGGCCAGATCCTCGCACCCCTCTTTTACGTGACCGGTTTCGTCAAATGCCTCAGATAATTTTCCTCGCAAACGTTCAACAGGTGCTGCTGATGCGTCAATAGAAGAACTGGTATCCTTCATGGATTCCCCGAGCTGATCTATTGCATTTTGGTTCTTTTCTATGGATGCTCCCAGCTTATCCATTCGCTCATTAAAGGCACTCTGCTGTTCATCCGCACGACCTGCCGTGAGTGCATACGCAGCCAATCCGCCTACAAGTAGGGCAATGGCACCGGCAATCAGGGTCGCAGGGTTTGCAGCCATAATAGCATTCAGGGCAGTGGTAGCAAGACCTGCTCCTTTTGCGGCTCCTGTTAATTTGGTGATAACGCTTACAACGGATGACACCGGACCGGTAACGGCTTTGAAAGTTTTAAAGGCCGCCACAATGCTGACAACAGTAGGGATAATGTCATCCATATTCCCACCCAGCCTTTTAAACACTGCACCTACAGCGTTTAAAACTGACTGTGCAACGCTCAAGAGGTTTTTAGTCCCCGACTTGAATGTCCTTACGAGAGAATCCAGGGCTTTCTTTGCAGGTTTCTGCATTTCCTTCGGAAGGAGCTTTACCAATCCGTTACACAGAGATTTGACGATATCATCCGCAGCAACTTTAAGCTGCATCTTGTTTTTGCCAATACCTTTTACAAAGGATTTAACTACGGAAACTGAGGCGTCTATCATCTTTGGGGCTGATTGTGCTACCTTCGTAGCAAGTCCTGCCAGTATGTCTCCTGCCTCTTCGACAGCAGCATCAAATCCGCCCTGCTTAAAAGCCTCTGTGAGTCTGTTGACGTCCGCAATCCCGTTATCTGCAGCATTCTTTAAAGGCTCCTGCATACTCTCGTATACTTCGATTCCCAGACCTTCCAGAGAGGATTTGAGAATGGTTAGACTTCCCTGAAGATTGTCCAGCATGGTTTCTGCCATTCTCTCAGCAGTACCGTCACAATTTGCAATGGCGCTTTGCAGTTTTTCATATTCTTCTGGGGAGGCTCCTACAATAGCCAGCAGACCAGACATTGCCTCCTGGCCGCCTAATGCTGCCGCAGTAGCCGCTTTTTCTTCCTCACTTAATCCAGAAAATCCCTCACGCAGATCCTGCATGATAGTATCCAGGGACTTCATATTGCCCTCAGAATCCGTCAGGGAGATACTAAGCTTGTTCATGGCTCCCTGAGTCTCTTTTGTTGGCTTTGCAAGTCTTGTCATGATACTCCGGAGTGCAGTACCCGCTTGACTTGCTTTTATACCTCTATTTGCCATCAGCCCAATTGCAAGGGCTGTATCTTCCGCAGTATACCCCATTGCACCGGCAACAGACGCTGCATACTTAAATGTTTCGCCCATCATGGCAACATTGGTATTCGCATTACTGGACGCTGCTGCAAGGATATCAGCAAAATGCCCGCTGTCACTGGCCTGTAATCCGAACGAACTCAATGCATCCGTCACAATATCAGATGTAGACGCCAAATCCTCTCCTGACGCCGCCGCCAGATTCATGATACCTTCTACACCATTCAGCATTTCCTCTGTTTTCCAACCGGCCATTGCCATATAATTCATGGCTTCAGCGGCTTCCGAAGCAGAGAATTTTGTTTTCGCTCCCATCTCCTTAGCTTTTTCGGTCAGTTTGCTAAGGTCTGTCCCGGTCGCACCAGAAACAGCGGCTACTTTTGACATGGCAGCCTCGAAATCAGAACCAACTTTTACGGCTAGCCCACCAGCCGCCGCGACAGCCGTCCCTACACCAGCAAGGGCCGTTACTGCGATTGCCGCCGAATGCTTTGCGGCGGAACCAATCTTACTAAAAGCACTGGACGCCGCCCCTGCTGCCGCATTACCCTGTTGGCTGACGTTACTTGTCAGCTTTTTAAGGTCTTTTAGCGCCCCAGCATTATCTATACTTGTTTCAATCGTAATTTTGCCATCAGCCAATAATCCCACCTGCCTTTCGCAAGCGTCATCGGCTCGTAATGGCTCTACTTGACACTTAAATCCTTATTTCAAATTCTTTTTTGCACTTTCGGCCCTTGCATTGGATGTATACACCCTGGCAAATAACCCTTGCCGGGTCATAAGCTATGGGCATTTTATATCCGCAATAAGGGCACACAATCTTTATGCGCTTCTTGTCTTTATCCAAATGGGTCCCTCCCTTCCAGGAGTGCCTGTACTATGGCATCATCTTCTTCAGATTTCTTTTCCTGGACACGGAAATACCGCTGTAAGGCCGCATAAGCTTTCTTCTGTTCCTTGGACAGATTTTTGTTTTTCGTATCTATCGTCCGGTACTCAATTACCTTTGACAGACGGCACGAAGGAGAAATGTCCTCCAGCATCCAATTAAATTTCCACCAGTGCAGATATGGGATATCATACAGATCAAGCCCGTATGTCTGTAGGAAGGCGGTATAAATCAAAGCGGAATCCGTGCCAAAATCCATAGGTACCGCATTGTTAAGGCCCAGTACAGCACGCGGGAGAGTATTCTTTTTGTTGATATCCCCGCATTTGACAAACCATCCGATCGCCTCTGCTATATCGTCAGCTCTCATATTTGGTTTGCGTAGCACCTCTTCTCCCAAAAGCATGTTTATGGCCTTTAATACCGCTTCTCCATCACTCTGTCCCCTAATAGTCTCATCATAACGGAGGATATCTCTAAAATCCGTTTTGATTGCATATGCTTCTCCCGCAATTTCTACAGTTACTGGAAGCTGTTCTGTTAATCTCACTCTGTATCAACAGCCTTCCCAGTTTCCATTTCCGCAATGAGCGCTTCATTCGCTCTCTTCTGTTCGCTCATCTGGTGATTATATTCTTCTACCAGTTCTCTAAGCGCATTTGTGCAGGCTCTTAGAGAGTTGTTGGCCCCACAGATTTTTTCTCCAGTGCCAGCCCCGAATATATCATCGAAACATGTTTTAACAGTCTCGCAAAGATACTGATACTGTTTTGGCTGCGGAGCGTCTTTATCAAGCCTATTCGCCTTTTCTGAAACGATCTGCATTGCATCAAGATACTTTTGCAGGGTGTCCGCATCTGTTGCATCAAAGTTAAGCGTGTCAAAATTTACCTGCATTTCCTCTACCTCCGTAAAAGGCCAGGACTATTCAGTCCCAGCCTCACTTTTTGCGGTCTCTATAGCTACTTTATTTACGGCCACTTTAGTCGGTGCTTCGGCTGCCGTTGTTACCGGAGCACCAACTAATTTCCCGCCGACACATCAAATTTTGCCGCAGCTGTGGCGTCTGCAGTAAACGCCTTTTTCTCCACATCAAAGAAGCCATACTCCCAGTCTGTTTTGCCCAGGAGGCTGCCGGAACCTACCATAGTTCCGTCGTTATCGGAATTGGAATCCGGGGAGATGGTCACTCTCCTTTTTCTTGCCGGATACCCCTTGCTTTCTTCTTTTTCCATGTACAGGGATACGACCACAAGGTCTGTCTCCGCTTCAGAGCCTACTTTCTCCTTTTTTGCCACAGAATCAATCATCTTGACGGCCTTTTCGGACGGGATATTCTCATATTCATAGCCAATGGAATACCCATATCCCGTAATACTCTGAGATGTAGATTTCTGGTTGATGTAGCGGCTCTCTTTAGTTTTCGTGTCAAAGCTCTCATCAGCTTTGGTCACACCGGTTCCGAACAGTTCGTATGTTGCGGCCGCGCCTGCAGCGCCGACATTGATATACAATGCCTCCTGATACCGCTGCACTGCTTCAGTGTCCGCAAACCTCTGTAAATCCAATCTTCTCATGCTTATCCTACCTTTCTTTTTTGATAATATTGTAATTCGCACTGGATCTGATACTGGGCATATGTTGCCTCACTATCATTGATGTATCCGTGCGTATTTGCTTTTATTGCCCTCGCTGTCTGCCCATCTCCTAATACGGGAAGACATTTTGTCCTGGTACAATCCTCCAGCCAATCAGCAAAGTTCTCATAAAACTGACTGGTGTCCAGGTTCTCCTCTGCCCCATAAAGGTTTCTGGAGCACAGATAAAAAGTCACCCTGCGGATACTGTCCCCGTTAATGCACCTTTTCACAATTGGGTCGGAAGGAACACTTTCGACGCTGTAAGACGGGTCAGACTCCAGCTTATCCACATTTACGGGCGGAAACATGGTATCCAGCTCCTCAATAAACGGGCAGGTTGCTATAAAATCTCTGATTGACTCAATAATACTCATCTCTTAACCCTGCAATCGCAAAACTGTGCTACGCTATCCACGATTTCCTTTCCCCTGTCACGCCACATTTTTATATGCCACATACTTTTACTTTTGTGCTCATAAAACTGTCTTCTTGCATACGGCGTATTCCACGAAACACTTTTCGGGTTAACCCTGGCACTGTCCCTTAATGCCCCTGTCAACCGGGGGACATAAGGAAGTGACTTATCTGCAAAATTCTTTGATAAAAAAAGCTGGGCCTGCCCGTTGTCGCCCATCTTACGTTTTAATAAAATCTTATCTGCAGGGTCCATCCTAAGTACAAATTTAGACTGTCCCATTACTTACAACCTCCAAATCTTATATGGGGGATTCCGCCTTTGCGGTTATCCCCATAGTTATCTATACAGCCATATGGCCTGTGCGTCTTCTGCAGATCACTAACCCCTTTTATCCGCAGGTCATGTCTACCTAAGATGAATAAGTCTTCCTTGTCCACTGTCCACGCAGCCATATCATTGCTGTACGGCAGCTTCACATACTCATCCGGCGGCACATAACCGTCAAGATATTCGGCCGGAATCCGGATTTTAAATACATCAGCATGCTTTAGGCCACCTTCTCCTTTATCGCCCGTTATCACCTTATTTTCGCAGTAATAATGGCAAGGAGATATATGCCCGAAATACTCTATTTTCCGCGTATCCGGATTCACCTTGCGGTTATATATGGTCACCTCTGCGTTAATAATCATAGTACACCCCCGGATATAAGAGTGTCGTGTCTTCCAGGTAAAGACGGGCTTCAGAACAGCATTTACTGTATAGTGCCTCTTCTGGTGGCCGATTGTCGGGGATGTCCGCATATGTCACGGATTCTCCGTCGGTATTGACACTCTTTACCAATCGCCCGCCAGTCATTTCTTTCTGCCGGTGGTCCTCGGCTAAAATTTCGGCTACAGCGCATATGGCAGCCTTCACAGCTTCTGAATCACCAGGACGCAGTTCAAATTCATGGATTCTGCCGTATGTCATCCGGTTCACCATCAATTCAGCCCGGCGGCTGTGTTTTTTAAAGTCAGCCTCCGTAAGGGTGTCTCCCTTAAAAACATCAACGTAGTATTGATAATCTACATCTATCCGTGGCATATATTCACCTCTATTCTGCGGCAGTTACTACTGTCATACCTGCCCCAACACAGCGGTTATCTGCGTCTACCTCGACAACAACAATTTTCTGACCTGTTGCCGCTGTAATATCTGCTGTACCGTCCCATGCTGTGTATCCGCTCTTGCATTCCTGTCCTGCATTCGGCATGGTCGGGTTTGCCGCCACTTTGTATTTGTAGCTGTTACCGCTTGACAGCGCCGGCTCTACTGTGATCTTAGTAGAGCCGCTCGTGCTACCTGCTACGGAGGTAACCGTCAAACTTGTCAAGCTCCGTGTTTTTTTACGACTACCTTTGCGGCTGTCGGAACGCGATAACCGGTATTGATCTCAACCTGAGCAAGTGTGCCGTTGAAATTCTCGGAATCTTTCAGACGGATCATCTCCAGGTTGTCCACGATGGAGAATCCGTTCCAGTCGTACATGATAAAGTCAATACCGGTCAGATCTACTGTCTTAAGGTCACCTGCATAGTTGTAATACTTAGCAGCGCTCAGCACATCCAGCATGTTTGCTTCAACCCACAACATGCCCAGCCATCTGCCGATCTGTCCGGACTGCATGATGCTGTCATTTGTGACCGGTGTATACTGCTCGCCGGCAGCTTCCAGCATAGTGGAGTACGCATCAACGGATGCAAGCACGATGTTCGCCACGGCTTTTCCTTTACGCACTACTTTACGGGCCTCGATGATTTTCTTTTTGATGTTTGCCGCGGTGAGTGCTTCTGTGTCACTCATTGCTGTGCCCTCATTTGCAAGGCAAGCAAGACCGGACGCCTGCCATCCTTCCTTACAATCCATAACGGCCTGGGACAAATGCTCTTCCGCCATGTTGTACGGTACACCCTGCGCCTGAATGTTATAGATTTTCTTAGATTTCTGCTGCATATTGTTCAGCCTCAGGTCAATCAGCTCATTAGTTACCTTTTCATGGCTAAAATCAGCCGCCGGGGTCTTCGGGTCCTGTACACCATCAGCTCCAACCTTAAAGATCTTAACCAGACCAGATGCCGCATCACCCTGGAATTTATCCGTATAGGTCATGCCCGGCTGAAAAATAGAGTCATAGTATAAATTCGGCTCTACAATATTGCTGTATTTTTCCGTTACGTTATATCCACCATATTCCATAGTTCAATCTCCTTTACTTACCTCTGTAATATTTGTTGTTACCATACTTCTGTTTTAAATAGGATTCTTCAGAGTCTACAACTCCGGGCTTATAGGTACCACTGGTTCCTCTCACCCATGTTTTTTTCTGGGGTGGCTCCTCTTTCTGTTCGGATTCAAAGTCATCCGGATACTGCTCCTTCATCTTTTTCATGTAGTCTTCCGCACCTACAAAAGTGCCATCCTTAAATTCAAGATTCTGAGCCATGAAATCCGAGAGAATACTTTTTCTTGCAAGAGGGGACTTAATTTTCTGACCATCGAGGTACTTCTCGGCCGCGAATGTCCTCTTCTGGGTCTCGATCTGCTGATTCAGCGCCGCTGTGTCAGTCTCATACTTTTGTTTCCATTCATCCGCAGATTTTTTAATGCCTTCAATGTCCATTTCCTTATAAGATTCAATGGTGGTGTTTGCCTCCGTGAGCTGCTTCTTATACCCATCGGCTTCTGTTTTCAGGCCGGTATATTTCTCCTTGCTGACATACGCCCCCTCGGACAGATCAACAAACTTTACAGGGTTCTCTTTCCTGTCATCAGCACCATTTACCTCTGCAATTTTTGCATCTACCTGAGCGTAAAGCTCATCCCCAAGTAATTCTTTTAAATCCATATTCATCCTTTCCGCCTTCGTTTTTATATCCGGTGTCTTCCGGTGGCTGCACAGTTTATATGACTTGCCGGTCAGTTTCCGAGACCTTTTAAACGTCTTAACCGGTATTGGACATAAAAAAACACCCGGGCGTCCCCGCGTGCTTATTTACCATATTTGATTTGTATCCCTGGATAATCCCTCTCAATGGCACATATGCCAAGGAAAAAGGAATCCACCAATGTTCTACCTCTTTCTGAGAGGTCATCCCAGATAATCTCTGTATATCCCTGCCGCTCTTCCACAAACACCTGATCAGGCGTCAGCGCCTCCAGGGACAGCACGAGGTTATATGCAAGGACAGAAACCGCAGCACATACGATATCACGACCCTGTTTGTCATATCCTGCATGGCCGCTGATATCTACTCCGGTACGCCCCATAGTTACTACAATCAAGTAACATCACCTCCAAAAGGCACAAAATACCGCGCAGTCAATATTGACCGGTGATATTAATGCCACATCACCAATTTATCATTGGGGATTTCCTTTTCCTTTGATATTCCTACAAGAGCATTACGCGCATGCATCACATGCCCTTTGCACCATTCATAGCCAGGCGGCAGGTGATAGCTTACAAGCTCCTCGGTCATAGAGTTAACCGATACATACCCTGGGGTCTCACTATCCTCCGGGTAGATTTCACACTCTATAATGGCACCATTTTTACTTATGTTTTTTAATTTTACCATGTATTTCACTCACTCATCTCCTTACCGTAGCAATTTGGGGTGGTATCTCTTGTACCGCTTATACATTCGACTTTATTGTACCATTTCTTCCTAATTTTGCAACAGCTTTTGCAGGTATTCTCCCGCCTGACATCCTCCCGAGACCGTCCATGTACACACGCTCCATCTGCGGCTGAAGGCCCATGTTTTTCGAGAATGCTTTGTATTCATGCAACGTCTGCAGATACTTTGCTTGAGCTGCCAGCACTGCATCGTGATCACCACCCTCTTTCAGGTATTTGATCCGTTCCCGCTGCGCCCGCATGGTTGTCTCCATCTCGCGTTGTCTCTGTCGACATGTATACCCATCATATTCCTTTCCTCTGTACTTTCTTATCCTGGCGTCATCCTCTCTAATATCCTCCAGTATCTCATCTGTATAAGTCCTGGTTGATATCCCACGGATAAAGGGCAGGTATGAATGCGTACAGTTTGCACCGCAGAGACCGGTCACACTGCCAAGGCCGCAAACAGATTCCAGTTCCCGGCGGCTGTATACCCTGCCCTGCCATACCGCATGCGTTGGCCGTGCACCGTAATGCGCTGTGACCTCGTAATCGTCCGTTTCCAGCTCTTTTGCAAGTTGTTCGTTGATTTTGTTGCTGAGATTATGCACGCCCGTCATAACAGCCTTACGTGCCGCCACGGGAGCACGGTTTGAATACCCGCTTGCATAGTCAACAGTCCGTATCCCTGAGCCTGTCATATCCCTGACAACACGGCGCAATACCGTGTTGTAATCAAAGGCACCAGATGCAATGTCCACGCAGGCCCTGTCCAAATACTGCTGATAGTATTCGGACAGTGGTGTAAATACCCTTTTCCCGTTTCCGTAATCCAGCGAAAATCCAAGGGACTGCGATATGTTCTTGATCTCCCCTTCCGTCTGGCTGACGATCGCGGATGACAGTCCCTGCAGCCAGTCATTCTCTTCGGGTGGGATAAACTGCTCGTTTACCTGCTCATACAGGCTCTTGTTACGCACATACTCCCAGTCTATCACTTTGTCGTACAGCGCAAACAGTTCTGGGTATGCTGCATCTAACAGCCTTTTCAGTTCATCCTCGATGAACGCATTGGAATTTCCCAGTATCTTGATACGGTTAAGCTGATAGTCTGCCGTTGAGGTTATCTCCCCGGTCTTCTTGATCCTCCTGACCACATCTGACATGATCCTGTCCTGGAGGCTGTAAAATAGCTTTTCCACCTGCAGGGGCAGGCTCCCCATTTCTTCCGGTCGCATCTACATCACTCCTGTATGTCATCCGGGAACTGTATCTTCGCAAGTGCCTTGACTGCCTGGTCCTCCGTCTCACCGAAACGCTTCATACGAAACTCCACCGGGCCGATGATCCCGGCAGCCAGGTCGGCTCTGAGCTGCTCCAGCTCGTACTTTTTATCCACAATAAGGGAATCATCCCAGTCACATGACACCTCTACTTTTCCAGGCGGGGCAAGGTGACCAAATTCCACCCACACCTCTATTGACCTGACAAGGGATCGGATAGCCTCCTCTGTACTATTCTGGATGTCCTTTACCGTGGAATAGGACCTTTGTTTACTGGTCTTGATCTCCTCCGCTGTCTTCTCCACGTTTTGCGGGTCAGACAGTGTGCCATATGCTAGGCCGCTGTTAAACTCCACTTTTTGTATGATACGGTTGTACCCGTTAAAAAAGCTCTGGTCACGGATATCTGGTGAATACACGTTGAACAGGGGCTTTCCGGTTGTGGGGTCAGCAATGCTGTTACCCATCGGATAATACAAGCGCTCCTGTCCTTTTGGAAGGAGTACTTCACCCTGTCGGTTTTTCTTAAAAAATTCATTCGACGCCTGGATGGCCGTCTCCTTTGATTTGTATTCCCAGAGCGTGGCCCCGTATATCTCGTCCGCATCCTGTATCTGTTTCTCAGCCCTGGAATAGACCGCCACTCCCAGAGGAGAATCCGGGTCTATGTTGTTTGCAAGTGGCATTTTGAGGTATGAGAAGAGCGTACAGTCCGCATTCTGAAATTCCTCGTATGGCGAAATGTCGGCCCACTCGTCAACAGTCTCCAGTTTTATTTCCGTGCCAAGCTGAACGATCTCATCGGTCTTTACGATAGCCTTTGTACTCACAAATGCCCGATTCTCAATGGTGTATCTGCCATCCCGCAGGCTATGGTATTCCAGCCTTGTGTATAGTTTCTTCCCCTTACGTCTAAATTCCGGGAAGATAGCCCCGGTCATCGCTCCAGAAGAATCAAACTCCGTTGGATAACAGTTACCGGCCCTCACCACATCCACTGCAACTGTATCGCCAGAGGGATATGGTTTGAAACAAATACCGCCTGCAGCACCGGCATACTCTACATATTTGCGGAGATTGCTTCGGAATCCTGTCAGTATTCCGTCTATAAATTCCGCCCTGGGACTGCCGCTGATCTCTATCTTTGCCTCGTTTGTAACAAGCCGGGCAAACTCAGAGCTGACAGCAGCAGGCAGGTTTAATCCCTTAACATCCTTACTGAGCCAGGGTGGCTTATTGCTATACATACGCTGCCAACGGTATATGGCGTCTGCCATCTCTGGTGACACCGCGATATCGACGCCCAGGGCCTTTTTTATGCTCTCATACTGTATCATGCTTATCACCTCACTCTCTATCGGATACAGGCAGGAATACGGCTATCAGGCCCCACATACCACATACAAGATACCTTGTGGCATCCGCAGCGTGGTCGTTGACCTTCAGCACTTCTTCTTTGCCCTTCTTGATGCTTTCGGGGTCATATTGGTATAACCCCAATTCTCTGATCAATTGTTTCTGATTCCGGTTAATGAGAATCCTCCGGAAAGAAAAGAATTTCTGTACACGACTGATCCCCAGTTTTACGTCGTTGAACGCCGGGATAACTTCTATGTGCGGCATGATCCGCCGCACCTCCTCAATGAGACCGGCTGCAGAAGGGTCGATGAATACCCAGCTCACCACCCGGTCGTATTCTTTTTCCAGTCGGTCGCAAAAGTCTTTCAGTTCTTTTGCGTATTCTGAGGGGGATTTCTGCCCCTCATCTCTGCCACAATGGTACCACTCATCCAAACCACGCAATGCCTGCCGGCTGTAATCCACACCGAACGCCTCGAATACCGTAGGGTTCTTCTGGCCGTAGTCAACGCCTACGCCAATCTCCCCGATTGTCTTTTTATCCTCATCAGGAAGGCCATCATAATAATGCAGCTCCGCATTGACCATGTAATAGACAAGATCATCTATGCCTATACTTTCTCCCAGCCACACCCAACGATACATCTTAGGGTCTGCCTGCTCCATCACTTCTGCCGATTCTATCAGATCCGGTCCCAACCAGTCCTCGGGCACGTCCTTATAATTTGTGTGGATGTGGATGCAGTCTGGTCGCTCCTCCATCTTGCGGCACCACTCGTTGATAGGAGCGTTAGGATTCTTCGGTGGATTGTAGAGATATATCATCTGGAACCCGCCCTGGTTACCCCTGACAAAGGTTGCCTCGATATTTGCCAGCTCTTCCTCTCCCTCACCGTCGTCAAAGAACTCTGTCAGCTCGTCCAGTACGACCAGTTTGATAGGCTTGTCCTCATCAATGATACCCTTTGTATCGTCCACTCCATCGGATCCGGAGAAATAAATAGTGTTGCCATTCTTTTTGTACGTGATCTCCATTGGGGATTTCCCGATCTTGAACCGCTTTTTGCTGACGCCCAGACGGTTGATACCTCGTATCATCTCTTTGTAAACCGTCTTGCGCAGCTTATTGTGGTGCTTACGCAGAACAACACAGGATGCGTTTTTCTCGTCCAGGATGCGGAAATCTGTGGCGATACTCACATAACTGGACTTTGTTCCAGCACGCCCGGAAGTAAGAATGATATGCCGATGTTTCCGGTCATTAAACAGGGGGAGATACTTTGGAATCACTATATCAGATATCTTAATCTGCTTCTTTTGGTGCATCATTGTATATCTCCACTCCTTCCTCTCCATCGTCGTCCTGCCCTTCTCGGTTTAATTTATCCACCTGGGCTTTTATAAGCTCCAGATGTGCGTCATCATACCCAAACTTATGCAATGCCTCTATGGCACGCTGGCGCCTTGCCTGCACCCTGGTAAGAGCCTCCTCAACTGCCTGTATCTGCCCAAGGATACCCGTAAATTCTCGCAAGTCTGTGATCTTGCCTTTTTCAAATCCTGCAGTGTATTTTGTCACTGTCATGCCCGGCGGAACTTTTGTTGAGATGACGCCTGGCTCGTCATCTTCTTCCTCTGGTGCGCATTCTTCCAATTCGCGCAGGCTATCTATGCGTTTCAGCATCCGGCGCTCCCGGACTGTTAAAAGCTGTATCTCCTGCAGTAAGAGCTGTTCTTTGTCAGGCTGTACCATACCGATAAGCCGCATCTCTTCTGGCTCCAGGGCATCAAAAAAGAGAGTCTCAAACTCTCCTGTCTTGACTGCATTCTTATTTCCCGGCGGACCTGTTCCACCGTGACCTACGGCATTTCTGTTGCCAGGCTGCCCGCCCTTCCTCCTTTGCGAACGTTCGCTTTTATTTAACGAGCGCTCGCTTCCCCACTTATATGTGCTCTTCCAACGCCGAACAGTCCCTTCCGGCAAATTTAGTTGACTTGCAATCTCAACTAATTTCTTTCCGTTCAGGTACATCTCCTTTGCCTTCACAGCTCGCTCATCCAATTTCCGCGGCACCCTCACCACCTCTCAATCGTTTCGTTTTGATGTATACAAAAAGAGCCAACCCGGAGGTGGACTCTCTAATTACTTCTCGTACTTCAACATATTTAATATTCTATTTTTTCTTTTCTTAGAAGACATTTTAGCTATACTCATTCTTTCAAAAGCATTCAATTTATTAAAATCTATATTAAATATTTTATTCAAAATGTTGTATGATATAAATAAAAAATTAGACAAATCATCAGATAGTCTACAAAT